TGGTATTCTGCCAATCATGATTATCGACATGTCCTTTGGGACAAAGTCGCTCTTCCTTACGGCGTAGGAACCAAGTCATTCATAGATTGGCCATGGATGCCGGATATTTCTGCTGCTACTTTATCAGATTGGTCTCTTGAAGCTTATGATAAGTTTCAAGAACAAGTTCCTACATCAGTTAGCCTTGCTAACTTCATATATGAACTTAAGGACATGAAAGGGATGATCCCTTCCGTGGACCGACTACATCTGGCAAAGTCCGTCTCGAATAACTTTCTTGCCTTTGAATTTGGGGTGTTACCCTTTATCTCAGACATTAAAGCTATTCTGAATCTTACTTCTGATGTAAATAAGAGGATTCAACATCTTCTTCTTACTCAGGGTAAAAGCACCAACCTCTCTTTTAATCGAAGTTTGTCTCTAAAAGACGAGACTTACATCTTTTCAAAGAGTTTGTTTGATGGCACCACCGTTACAGATGGTGCTAGGATTCAATTTAGACGTGCATCTGGAGAGTATTTTGTCCATATTGGGGCAAAACTCTATCAAGATCTAAGAGATCTTCATGATGCAAATACGCAGCTGAAGGCCCTTGCTGCCGCTGGAGGTTTCAACCATCCTGCGAGAGTAGTTTGGAATGCAATTCCATACTCTTTCGTAGTTGATTGGTTCTTCCATGTGGGGAAATTACTGGACACTCTTGCGATCCAACCTTTTGGTGGAACGTACGAGGTTAGCAGACCCTGGTATTCTGTGAAAACACAGAGTACCTTCTATGCGTCCCAGATAATTCCTGATGGCGCCTATAATGACATATCGTCACTTGGCGTCGTCACATTCAAAGGCTATAAACGGCTTAGCGGTTTTCCAGCGTCAAGTTTGTTTCTTACAAACGGGACGCTTTCTCCGATGCAGCTGGCGTTGTCTGCCGCGATGGTCCATCAAAGGATCCGCACGTAGACTTAACCTAACTGCCAAGTCAAGACGTTGGAAGTTTTAGGCATGTGCCTGATGACTATCAACGCCTTCTATTGCGAGGTGCTAAAATGCTCTCAAATGATCTTACGCTCAAGACTGCTGATGGCGTCGATACGGTTTTCCGTCTAGTCTCACAAGACTCTACGGGAACCCGTCGAATCGATATCGCTAGCACGCTTTCTCTTCCCGCGACTGTTGTGATTAAACACAGCGTTTCGGGAAAAGCGCCTAACGTTGTCGATCGACATCTTATTCAATTGAATAAGACGTTGGCCACAACTGTCGGTACGACTCAATTGGTCGCCAACTTTACGTTGACGGTTCCAAGAGATGTCGCTGTGACACCTACGAGTATTCATGACATCGTTTCGATGATGTTAGACATGCTCACAGATGGCACATATACCGGTACGGCAACTACGCCGACTCTTGACGCGATACTCCGAGGGGAATCTTGACCCTTTACAAAGGTCAGCCCCCTTGTAGTAACGCCAGTTCCAATGTTTATTGGGACTAGCGTTTCGAAGCTGATCAACTTCGAAGAGCATTTGGCCTTGGAGGAATGCCATCACTGGTGTCCTGAAAAGCCAAGAGGAGATGTTTTATCTCCGCCTGCAATCGCAGTTGATTCGGAGCGATCCTCTCGATACCTATTCATCAGAAGCTCGTTCCCTCGAGCGCGATCTCTTGACCGTAAGGAAAAGAGTAGCGCACGAGGGCCTCGCCTTCTTGACCAAGACTCTCCCATTACTGGGAAAGGCTCTCGATCAGGCTTTGGCTTTAGGCATCCTCAAAATTCCTCTTGGATTTAACAAATCTAAGAAGAATCCAAATATACCCGCATTTCTGCAGGCGTATTTTAGGATGGTCTTCGATGAAGACGGTATTCTTCTGGACACAGCATGCGTAGATGCCATTAAGCATCTGCGGCAAGTGCTCTTTTTCGCGTATAAGCTTGAGCTTCCTTATTCGAAATCTGAGGAGAAGTCAGTAATTGACTCCTTTGTTCAGACCGATGCAGAACTCGCGCTCAATGATGATCCTCTTGCCTTAGATATTTTATCCTTGGCAAAGATTATCACTTGGAAGGTCTTCCATGATTTCGATCATAGAGACATTCATCCGCGACATGGTCCAGGAGCAGTGGCGACTGGTGAAAAGCTTGATGCAAAGTGGAAATTTTCCAGATTGTATGACGCTATTCACCAGGTGTTCCCCTACTACAACTACTACGTTGTGGGAGGGGCACGAGAACTTTCCGATCGTTTGGATTGGTACAGAGGATTGCAACGCCTCGCGAGAGGCCGCGCAAAAGTCGTACTTGTTCCAAAGGATTCGCGCGGTCCGCGGCTTATTTCCTGTGAACCTCTGGAATACCAGTGGATTCAACAGGGTCTTGGCCGAAAGTTGGCAAAATTCTTGGAATTCGATTCGTCGATTACCAGGAATCATATCAACTTTACCCGTCAAGAGATCAATCGTAACCTTGCATTGGCTAGCAGTGCTAGTCGTTGCTTTGCTACCATTGATCTCAAAGACGCGTCAGACAGGGTATCACTCGAGCTTGTTCGCGGAGTTTTTGAAAGAACTCCTGAACTCGTCCGGGCTTTAGATGCCTGTCGCACGACCGAGACTTTACTGCCAAATGGCAGCGTGGTGGCTCTCCGAAAATATGCACCCATGGGATCAGCATTATGCTTTCCTGTTGAGTCTTATATTTTCTGGGTAACCATCGTCTCGGCGGTTATACTCGATAAGAAGC